ATGTTTCAAACCGAAATGTATTGGACATGTTTACAAAGAAGGTGCGAAAAATCGCAATAGTAATGGATGAGATAGATGGTATGAATAATGGTGATAAGGGTGGTATTACTGCATTAATAAAATTAATTCGCCAAAAAAAGACAAAAAAACAGCGATTAGAACACATGTGTTCTCACCCTATAATTTGTATAGGAAATTATTACATTGACAAAAAAATAAAAGAATTAATGAAAGTATGCAATGTATTTGAAATAAAAACACCAACCCATATACAAATAAATACAATATTAACACGTGTTATTCCAGATTATACAGAAATACAAAAAGTAGATATAAATAATGTTTTGATGTATATTCAAGGAGACCTACGAAAGTTGCGATTTGTATGTGAGTCTGTAAAAAAACAACCGAATATTTTAAAAAATGGTAAATTGATGGAATTATTTCGAACAAAATTATATGATGAAGATTCAAAAAAAATTACACAAACCTTACTAATGAAACCTGTGTTATTCAACGAGCATGAACATTTCATGAATGAAACCGATAGAACAATAGTTGCATTATTATGGCATGAGAATTTGGTAGATGTATTGTCAAAATTAGATATAAATATAACATTTCCTTTATATTATAAGATATTAACAAACATTTGCATAGCGGATTACATTGACCGTATTACGTTTCAAAAACAAATATGGCAATTTAATGAAATGAGTTCTTTAATAAAAACATTTTACAATAATAAAATTTATCATGATACAGTTACAGATGATAATATAAAATATTTACCAGAAATACGATTTACTAAGGTTTTAACCAAATATTCAACCGAATATAATAACATGTTATTCATCTATAACTTAACCCAACAGTTAAATATGGATAAAAAAGATACAGTTGCATTATTCCAAGAATTGCGACTGTATTATGGTGATGATTTAATAACCAATGTGGAACATATAAATAGCATTGAGCAATTATTTGAACCATATGGGTTAACCAAATTGGATATAAAACGTATATACCGATATTTAGACCGTACAGTAAAGCGAGATGTAGTAGTATTACAAGAGGACGATTTGGATTAGTGTATATTAGCATATTACATATTATTATGTAATATACAGTGTGATTAAGCCTTCATTGTTGGAACCTGAACAGCTAAATTGTTAGGTTGATTGAAAGATTTTTCCATAGTATTCACAACCTTTTGCAAATGGTTATATGCATTTTGGATTTGTGTATTTTGTTGCATCAATTGTGAATTTGTTGTTTGTAATTGTTTGATAAATTGAACTACTTGTTGATGGTTTAATTCTATAGGTGGCTGTCCGTCCCCTTGTTGTAACATGATAGGACNATTCTGGATTTTNTCAATTGCTTCGGCACGTTCTTTTTTAATTTTTGCAATTTGGGTCAATACATCGGGTTTCATTTTAGGTAATCCAGGCTCATAATTGTCTAATAATTCATCAATATCATGTAAAAAGAACTGTTTGACCAGAGTTTCGTGAGGTTGACGAATAAACATATCAACGGTTTTAGGCGACTCTTTGAAATAATCAGGGTGAGATGTTTTGAACATTTCACGTTTATCAAATGTATTATGCTCGTGTGAAAAAACCAGAATTGTTTTTAATGGGTCAAGTTGAACAAATGGAACTGTATACTCTTTAAGAAATTCGCGTTCTTCTGCCAAAGCAGCATCATCATTATACTTGGTATCTTCTAATAATTTGGTTTTAAATGCAAATGTACCCGCTGTAGCATGGTTTGGTCCATATGGACCTGCTTGAATCATTTTGTTCATAGTTTTGAAATACAAATATATTTCACTGGTTCCACCACACATTACTTTATCATCTTTGAGTAACATTTCAACAGAATGAGATACACGTTCTGGTGGGTAATAATCATCATCGTCCATATAAACGATAATAGAACCTTTCACATGTTTATGCATATAATTACGTTTTGCACCCAATGCAATTTTTGTATCAAGTTCAAAATACCGAATTTGTGGAATATTGGAAGTTTCAATTAAGTCCTTAATTTTGTCGGTTCCATCATCAACAATGATCCATTCCATACGATGTTTTGGATAATCTTGATTTTTAAAACATTCAAACATGGTTTTTATAAAAGGACGTCGGTTGAATGTGGGTGTACATATAGAAACAAAAGGATATTTTTTGTTATATGCGTTTTTATCATTCTTTTTAGTCATAGTTATAATATGTAAACTTATTTATTTATATTTATCCGTACGTAATTACTTTTATAAACAAATGTGTTTATAAAAAAATATTTTTACAATGTTTATTTGGTAAGATAGAGAACCTGGTATATTTTTAAAATTTATATTATAAATGTCATTCATTAAGAGGGTTTTGTGTTGTTGTACCTAAAGAACTACTATCAGAATTATTTGTTTTATTCAATTCAAAATGTCTAATAACACTGGTTATAACCATGACTATACTGGCAACACTTATTGCTGCACTAAAGAAATTTAAAGGCAATTTGTTAGGAGCAAGAGAAGACATATTGATAGCGAGTGAAACGGTTATAATAACCAGCATAATGGTGTAAATAATTTTAAGTAAATGTTCTTTGAAATATTCTAAAAATGTAAAAATAATAGATAAAAATGAGTATAATAATGCTAATAAATTATTGGAGTTACATAAATCTATTTCTTCAAATCCAGCTTTAGAAGAACGAATATGTTTATCAATATCGTTTACAGATGTCATACCGAAAAGAACAGACGAAATAGACCATTTTCCCCATGTCAAACGTGAAAAGAAAGACATATATATTAAATATAATCCACAGCCAATCGCACCCACAGGAACACTAACCAAAAATGTTATAATAAAGCGGAAAATAAATTTCAATAATGTAAACACCCACCCACCTGGACTCATGAATGAAATAATATTATTAATATCAGAAATCGGGTTACCAGATGATTTGAGTGTGAACATAGAATGGAAAAATAAAATTAATACAATTAAAACCATAAAATTAATAAGCATATTGCCAGTAGGGTTTGTAAATAATTTAACAAAAAAGTTTTTAAATGATATTGCAAAATTTTTGGTACAATATAGACAAACAAAATACAACAGTAAAAAATTACAAGTGCCATTAAGAAACCCCGATGTTTTGGGTACGATTTTTAATAATATCCAATCTAACATTTCAGGAAACCAAAAAGCAAACTCAAATATATATAAAAAAGTGCCAATAAATGCACCTGGATTACCTTTTTCATCTTTACTCCATTCTATTAATGAATCTTTGGAAAAAGATGGTATTTCAATATTATTACGTATATCTTTTGCAAAATAAATAGCGAAATACCAATTATAAACCATAATTGAACTAACAAATGCACATTCTAACCATACAATAGAATTTCGTACTAAAACAATATCAGTTTTTCTTGCATCTGAATTTTTATTATAAGTTTTATTTTCGCCAACAAGAAGTTCTGCCAAATAGGTATTATAGGAATTGATATAATCATACAATTGAGTGATTTTGTCTGTCATGTGTATTTTGCTTTTTGTGCGTTTCATGTCTTTATGTTTATCAATCCCTTCATATTCATGGTCTTCAAATTTTTCAACAATCTGTTCTGTACCAAATAAAAGTTGTTTTATATGTTGAATCGTAGTCAGTTTTGGGTCATCATTTGTAGTATTATCGGTAAAGTTCTCAGTATCATCTTGTATGGGTGCATTATTTGTTAATATGTCAATTTCTTTTATTTTATTGTAATTATTTTTCATTTTCATTTTCTTTTTTTTAATTTTTTTTAACTTATGAATCATATGTGTACTTTGAAAATCATGAGTATCGTCAACATTATTATTGCTAAAAGACCTTTTTGAATCAGGTTTTTTATTTATAATTTCTATATTGTTTTGATTATCTATATTATCTATATTATCTATATTATCTGGATTATTTTCCATAAGGTGTAGTCGTATATATAATAACAATTATATATATTCCGTTATTTTACACTCAAAATACGAAAGATGAGCTACAAAAACTGTAAAAGAATTAATATTGTATAATGATACATGCTGTATTATCTTGAATATAACATACCACAATTCCCACCGATAAATGATAAAATATTATAACGTTCTTCAAATAATGTTAAATTATAATTATATTCAAATAATCTCCAGTTTGATTTACGAACACCGATGGGTTCGCCTAATTCGGCGTCGCAAACAATATCATAACTTGAATTTACATAATCAATCGTAGGAGAATACGTATTAATTTCTAATTCAATAGACTTAAATTTGCTTAAGTTGATTGCGCCAGTTGGTTGATATTCAAAAGGACTGGTGTTTAAACAAAAGTTATAACAATATAAACCTTCAGTAGCCGCTCCTCCTGTGCGTGTATATTTTTCTACAAAGTCATAAACTCCTCTGGTTAATGTATTTTCTCTATACTCACCGTTTAATAAAATCCCCATGGTTTCTAAGATTTCTTTACGGTTTTCATTGTGATAAACGCCAGTGATGGCAATACCGCTATTTTGGAACGTAGTTGGGTGTACGCCAATTCCATATGATAAGTCCAATTCCATACCAAGTAAGGGTTCATTCGGAGCTAATGTAATATTAGATGGTAATTTATCATATGGCCAGTTGGTATAGTTGCTCCATTCATTGCGTAGATTTACATCATTGCGTTGTAAGAACCACATCCAGCTGGAAATCATCCCGTTTGAATTGATTTTGATACGTTTTGAACCAGTAACATTTTCCGTTTTATGTTCAAAAACATCTTTAACCAAATAAACATGGTCTTCAGCTGCAAATAACTGAGTTTCTTCTTTAGATAAAAAACAATAGGTAGATAATAAATGAATATCTGCATTCCACGTTGAAAATGTATTATCATAATCAGACATATCAATAAATCCAGTAGGAGGTGTTTGTAAGTACCGATACATTTGGAATCTGTTTTCATTGAAATCGGGTTGTATATAGGGATAATTATACTCATTGTCAAAAACATCTCGCACTTGGAATAATTCTTGAATAGGTCGCATAGTAACTGACACAACTAACTCGTTGTATTGAAGTGCAATTAATGGAAATGCACATGTGCTGTTTAATGTAAACCATGTATTAATAGGTATATACAAGTTACGTCCACGGATAGAAGGTTCAGCGCCAGTAGGGTCAGGCGTGAATGATGCAGATGGATATGTATTATTTCGTCCATGTGCATATGCAGGGTCATTTAATTCAGTAATATTTCCAGTCATATTGTTAAATAACTCTTTTTTCTCGGCTGAAAAATCACGGTCTACCATTGCTGCCATATATTCACCGCTATAACGTTGTAAAGTCAATGACCCACATGTTATAGTGATTTCTTTAATCATATGGGTTCCAATATTTTTAATCCATTTAAAATCATAAGGAGCCCATTTATATCCAGTTAGTTCACTTGGTGGATATATAGGGCTCCATATATCAGGTAATGCAACGACGATATATGTGTCCATTAATAGGTCTGCATAGCGAGGAATTTTAAATGTAAATGTAGACT